GTGAAACTCTAAACACTATATTACCCTCATTAGTTAATCCTGTAGGATTTATTACATTTAAATTAACATTACCAGAAAGAGTTATATCTCCAGGTGAAACAAACTTATATGCAGAACTGATAGGTGTAGCGGTTATTATCCATGTAATAACATCATTTTGTTTTGCTATTATAGTATTTTCACCTGTTATACTACCATTTGTTGCTGTACCTATTATTTGTAGAGATGTAGATATAATTGTTGCTGTTTGTGGTATTGTACCTATAGTACTTATATCTGTTTCTACAAAAGTTAATGTCCATCCACTTGATCCTTCATAGCCTATAGTATTAAACTGTTTTATAGTTGAAGGTGCATCATTAAATATTGGATCAACGTATGAAGGTTGAGTACCTAAGCCATAAAAATTATTCCTAAATCCAGGCGTGTGATCATTATGTTTCCATAAATTACCTTGATAAAAAGTATAATATGTATTATTTAAACTCAAACCTGATTCTTGATTAAAAGATCTAAAGCTACTCCAGCCACCTGATGATTCATCATACGTAAGAGTTAAATATCCATTCGCAGCTGTAGCTACATTTGTGTCTTTATTACCATCATATCCTTGCCCTACAAGTGTCAATGTATATAATCCAGAGTATTCATCGTAACTACCAACAATACTTGTAGATGCTTTTAATGCGTCTCTAAAAAAATCAGACATACCCACGTTAGATATATCAGTTATACCGTTTTGAGATAATCTTAATACAGATCCATTATTTTTATCTGTAAAATATTTTTGAAAACCAAACTCAGCATAAGATAAAGGATCTTTAGCTATACCAAAAACACCTGCATATGGAGCTACTGTACCTAAAAATTGTGTGTTACTAGTTACAGGAACTTGTCCACCTTCTGCTGAATATATAAAATCTTTATCTATTGGTGATCTTGATACCTTATCTTCTTGAAATATTAACAATTGAGTATCATCAGCGGCTAACTTTTGTATAGAACCATCTTGTGGATCTACAGAGATAGTTAAACCACCTTCAGACTCATTAAATTGATTTATATAATTAACACCTGTTCTAGAGTTAAAAAGTCCACTAGAGTGTATTAAAGTGTTAAATCTAAGTTCTTCAGCAAAATTATCTTGAACAACAAAAGCTCTAACACCTACGTCAAAAAATGTTTCATTAAAACCAGCTCTTAATCTGTTTAACTCTACATGAGAACCAGATGATGATGATGGCGGTTGAAAATCTAATAAATAACAATTAAAAAAATCCACATCTATTGCTACGCCTGTTATAGCACTTACTAAACCACCTGTTGATGTCTCATAAAATATATCTAAATCAGATTCTACAGGTTGTGTTTCAAAAACACATATACCTGATGTAACTGCCGTTCCACTGTTATTTATAGTTGTAACAGCCGCTGTACCAGTTGGATTAGCTATTGATTGAACTGATTGAAGAGCTCCAGTTGTAGCATTAAACACATTTGCACCTCCCACGTATTTAGGATAAACAGAAACATCACATGGTGATATTGTTGCTGATGTACTCGGCGGTATAACAGCTGTTTGATCTCTTGGTATTTTATTTAAACTATCACCTAATCTTTCCACCGTGTTAGCAGCACTAACAGCTGATATCCAATTATAATACTCTTGTTCTCGTTGTTTAACAACTATTCTATATGAGTAAGCCCAACTAGGTATTTCATTTGCAGGATCTGCAAAAGTAATTCTTAAAGCGTTAAATGCTGTGTCTGAGCTTGCTGAACCTGTGTTAGGATCCACATAAACAGTATCACCTCCTGAATTAGAAAGTATTACTGGAGATTGTCTACCAAATTTATCAGCAAGAACTATACCAACTTGATATGTTCTTCTTGATTTTAAAGAAAGCATTTCAAGTTGATCATGTCTAGCTGAAGATTCTCCAGTTCTTGTTACGCTAAAATTTATATTAGGTATATTATAATTTTGTAAAAAATTACCATAAACCAATCTACCGCCTACTAATTCTTGAGATTGAGCTATTCTAGGAACTGCATCATACACTCTAGTTAATTGATCAGCTGGTAAAGTTCTAAATGGATCTTGAGAAGCATAGAAAAAGTTTATAGATGTTTCACCCGCAACAGGTTTATCTTCAACCACATACAAAGCACTTGATCCTGTTTCTTTATATATTAATTCTACTTGAGTAATACCATATCCAGCTGGAGTAGGTATTTGAAGTTGAACTGACTTAATCGCATTAACAAAAGTTTCTATTTCACCTAACTCATTTATATCAGCGGGGATAGGATCTAAATTAGTAAGTCTTGAAAAAACTGTTGCTGTGAATGGAGCTAATGTACTATATTCTCCATCTTCAAATTGCCATCTATAAGAAAATCTTACTAATTTATCTTCTAAAAAGTTAGATGTTATAGCATTACCTTGTTCGTCTGTAGTTCCAACATCTAATATTGTTGGTGATTCATAAGGCGTAAACTTAGCCACTGAAGCTAAATTATCAAAATCCACAGCTGTATAATAACTAGGATCATTAACAGCTCTAACTATATTTATTTTTCTAGGTGGATTACGATTATCAGTCCAAAATAAAAGATCATCAACTAAATTAATACCTGATATTTTAAAATCTTTATGAAAATTTAAAGATGCACCTGTAACTAAAGTTCTTACTTGTTTAGAGGATTGATTATAAGAAAATATACCATGTGTACCTCCATTGCTTCCATCGTAAGAATCATTAGATGTTACATAGAAAAATATACGATCACTACCATTATCTCTATAAGAACCAATACAAGATCCACCAGATATTCCTGATGCTGCAACTTGAACATTACCTAGTAAATTTTCTACAGCACCCATATCAGAACTTTCTGATTTTCCAACGTTAACGTTTAATGCTTCTCTATATTCACCAGCTGGAACAAGTCTATCATCTAAATCTCGATTCATTCGGCCACCACTGAATAACTTTTTAATTTCTGGCATGTAATTTTATTAGTGTTTAATCCATTTAGCTTTATTACGAAATATCTGAGTCATTTCATCTACTTTCATATTAGCTATTCTAATTTTTGCATTTCTAGTTTTAGCAGCTGCTTCTTTTTTATATAAAGGTAATAAACCTGAAGTTGATGGTCTTATTTTACATAAGTTATAAAGAATTGTTGACATAACAGCTTCTTCTGCTAATTTAGGTACTAACACATTGTCAAAATCTCCATTATTACCCAAACCATCAGATATATAACTTAATGTTATATATGTGTCTTGAGGTATTGTTGATGGAAAGTATATTTGTCCTGCGTTTAAATCTATAACACACGTACCGTTTATATTTGAAAATTGAGGCGTTAAACCATAACGGCCTCCAAAATAACCAAAGTAGTTAGGTACATCAAAATATCCATAGTAATATGTACTTGCAAGCTCTTCATTTTCTTGTGGATTATTAGATTTGTATCTATCTATTGTTTCAGATGTTTCAGCAAATATTATATTACCGTCATTGTCATATAAGTAATGATAATTTTCATCTTGAGCAACACCTTGATTTGCTTGTGTTGTTGTGCTAGGTAATATTGTTCTTTGTACGCCACTAGCATCTGTCCATTTTATACTAATATAATTAACATAGTCTGAAGGCAAGGACATTTGTCTCAAAGAGCTTAATTGTATTTCTAAAGCTTTTTCAGAATGAAACGTATCATAACTAAATTCTTGTACTGCTTTTTGTGCAAAGAAAGCAACTTCATATCGAGGAACTTGAGTAAGAGTTTTACCATCACCAATATATGCTACAATAAAATTGTTTATTATATCGTTTAAGTTTGTTCTCCTGTAATATCCAGGGACTGCTAATCCATTACCACCATCTAAAGCGGAATAATTATCTACATCTAAAGGTCTTCTTGATATTGCCATTATTGTTCAGTTGCTGCGTTTTGTTGTTCTTTACCTTGTGCAAAACCTGTTACGTCTCCTTGTTTGATAACAACTCCCGCATAGTTTAGTATAGTAACAACTAAGTTGTTTTCTTCAGAAGGATGTAAATCAAAGTTGTAAGATTTTGCCACTGTATCATAACTATCATTTGCTGGGTCAAAAACTGTAGGATCGTAATAGGGCACAGTTCCATTTAGAACGTAACCCCATTTAGGCCTTATTGGCTTTTTTAAATAATCTAATTTTACACCAGATGTTACTGTTGAAGGATAAACCACAACACCCGTGTTTGTTAATGAATACACGGGCTGTGTTTTTACTGGTGCTGTTAATGGTGATAAATTAATGTATTTAACCTCTTCATGTGAAGCTCTATCTGCTATAACGTTATCTACAGAAACCACACCTACTCTATATAAGTCAGCAGGATATGTAAATTCACCATTAGCATGAGTAAGAGTGCTATCTTTATAAAACACATTTATTTTTTCTGCTAAATAAGTATTAGGATCAGAAAAATCACTTGTTAAAAAAGCATTTAACTCATAACCTGCTTCTCTTACAAAATAACTTGCAAATATCTCATTTTGAGCTTGCTCAGCTAATCTATTAAATTCTTCAGGCGTTATATAACCACGATTATCTTTGTTTGTTATAACAAGAACAGATTGGTATACATTGTTTATATTTACCATTTATTTACTTTTATATTAATTTGTTGATGTAAGGTTGATTTCTCACCTTACATCAGGTAAGCTACGAAAGCTTTTTAGTAATTGATTTCATTAAATCAACTCCTTCATCTGTTTTAAAGTATTGTGCTAATGCACCATAAGGATGTTGATCAAATGGTACTGTCATTACCTTTTTACCATTAGGAAATTTAAATACAGTGTTATCTTCTGTTAATTCTAAAATACCAGATTCAACAGCTCTGTTAGCTAAATTTCTTAAAGTTATATCTTCATCTTCAGAAAGCTCTATAAATAAAGCTGGATTTTGTCTAGCAAATCTATAAGCATCTCTTTTTAACTCTTTAGATGATAATGTAGACACACTTGAACCTAATTCAGTTCTCATTATAGCTTCTAAATGTGAAATATCTAAAGTTCTTACTAAATTTAAAGCTTCTAGTTCAAACTCTAGATCTTCAATTTCATCTTCTGCTATAACTTGATCATCTATTTCTTCCCAAATTTTTCTTGGATGATATATAGATAATAACTTTTGTACTAAAGGTTCTGTTCTAGGAACGTTTAATACTCCATCTTGAAATATTAAATGTTGTAATGTAGAATAACCATCTTGTTCATCCACAAATAATGATGTTTGATTAGATGCTAATCTTAATTCTCTATTTATTCCTTTTTCCTCATCCCAATATAATAAAGGTTTTCTTGGAGTATGTCTAGTTTGTATTGTATATGTTATAGGTGACATATTACCTTTTAATACATATACTCTATCTTTTAGTTCCCAGCTTTTTTCTGAGTTCTGTACTTTTGTTTTCATAATAAAATAATATAAAATAAGAATACTGGGCTCCGAAGAGCCCGTATCCTATAGTTAAAAAATATTAAGCTTTAAATAATACGAAATTATTAGCAGCTTGAGTAATAAGACATCTTTCACTTAAGTAGATAACTCTCATTTCATCAATGTCAGTTGTAGGGCTAGAAGTTCCAACAGATCCTGTAATCCAAGATTTATTTTTTCTGTTTTCAGTTTCTGAAGCTCTATAACGAACGTGTAAGAATGGTCGCTTGATATTTTGACCTAATTGCTGATCGTAAACTGTAGAAGTTCCTGCTGGTACTAATACACCTTCAACATCACCAAAACCTCCACGAGTTGACCAGTCATTTAAGTATTTCCAGTCAGTTTTGTAAAAGTCATAAGATCCTCTGCGATATCCTGTAAATCCAAGATTTAATGCCATATCCGCGCTATTGTTAAATACACCGTAAGATGTACCGTGAGCGTGGTTAGCTGTTCCAGCATATGCACCATTTTGCATTGCAAGAATGTCATCAATCTCTAAAGAAAGTTCACGATTTAAGAAAAGCATGTTTTCTTCAATAGCTCCTTGCTTGTCTAATTGTTTAAGTACTGCATCAAAATCTGTTAATGCTCCACCACCTGCTTGAGCAGCTGCTTGAGATCCAAATCCTTGATATACATTTCCACGTGCTTCAAGAGCAGCAAAGAAACCTTCAGTACCTTTAGCGTTTTGGTTTGTTCCACCAACAGTAATTGAGCTAGCACCTGTAGTATAGCCTAAAGCTATTCCATTAGCACCACCTTGTCCACCTGTCTTAAGAACACCTTCAACCATAGACATTTCAATGTAATCTTCCCAACGTAATCTATTTTCGTGTTCAGACTTCATATACCATAAATACCCACTAGCACCATTCTCAGAAGTAACTTCAATCCAACCGATCTGAGCTGTGTCAGAACCATTGATTGCATAGTTTTCTTTTAAGATAATAGGTGAGTTGGTAAATGTAGCGTAGCTAGGATTTAAAGACTCTGTAAAAGTACCTGTACCTTTAGCAAATTCAGATCCATAAGAAATAGCTGTTACTCTATCTCCTACTAAGATTCCATTGTGAGCAACGTAACATTTGATTTGAAAGTTTTGTCCTGCTACTGCAGTTACAACTCCTTTTATTACTTCGCCAGTTCCACCAACAGCTGATGTAGCTGTAGTTTGAACTTGTACCATTACTGTTTCTCCAACTCTAAAGTTTACAGGCTCAGTTTTATCTGTAGTAATTCCTGTGCTTCTTGGTTGTGCAGTTGGTACACTAAAGTTAAGTGCTGTACCTGATACACCTGCTACAATAGCGCCTGGAGTAGCTCCACCTGGAAGCGTTCCTGCGTTATTTAAAGGAATAACGTTAGCATAACGTGTGTGTAATCTACCTTGCTCAGTCCAGATTATTTGATCTGAAGTGGAAGGCATTTCCGCTGATACCATACGTAAAAAAGAACCGATAGATCTGTTTCCATATCTTTCTACTTCTTTTTCGTATACATCAGGTAAAAATTGTTGACCCCACTGAGCAAAATTCGCATCAGTAAAATCGATATAGTTCCCAGGATACATTGTTTTGCTCTGGGTTGGTTGTAAAGCGGCTGGTATGCCTACTGTAAATGCCATTTGTTTTGATTTTAAAAATTATTTATTTCCATTTAACTCGCAATTTAGAAGAGTCATTTCCAGAAACAACTTTAACTTTTTGACCATTTGAATTTACAATACTAGAATTATCTACTCTCGGAGACATATCAATATTTTTTGCAGCTTTAGCTTGTTCTTTTATAGCATCGGCACGGCCTTGCTCATAAAAATGATTAGCTATTTTATCTGCATTTCTTCCGGCAAATAAAGCTTTGTGATAACCTTTAGCATCTGTAATAGTGCCATCTTTACCGATAAATTCATTAGCAAAATTTTTAATATCAGATTGAAATTCTTTAACTTGAGATGGATTTTCTACTTTAAAACGATATTTATTTTTTCCTACGCTAAAATCAAAACCTTTGAAATCGTCAGAAAAAACATTACTTGTTTTATTTAAAAAATCTTTTTGTAAAGTTTCACTTTCTTTTATTAAACTTTGTTGTTCATTATAATACTCATAAGCTTTTTTATATTCAGGATCAATATTGTTTTGCTTTCTTAACTTAAGATCAGCATAATATTTTTCCTTACTTGTTTTAAAGTGGTTTTGAGCATTAAATAATTCTTCTTTAAAAGCTAATTGTTTAGCTTTAACATCTGACGGATCTTCCGTCTCTGCATCATAACCAAAATTTTTATTAAGCATAAACTCAATATCATCTTGATTTAAATGCGGTTTTGTACTTTTATAATATTCACGCATTAAAGTAGTATTATCATATTTACTGATGTCTCTATTTAGATTAACATAATCTTCTAAAGAACCACCAGTTTCTTCCATGAATGTAACTAGCTTTTCTACGTTTTCAGGAAGCATTTGTTTTTCAGCTTCCTTAACTTCTTCTTTTTGTTCAGCTGTTATTGAAGGTTCTTCTTCTTTAACAACAGTTTCTTCATCTTCTTTAATTAGCTCTAAAGGAGATTCATTTTCTTTTAATACTTTTTCTTCAGCTTGAACGGGTTCGTTTTTTTCACTGGACTGTTCCCGTACTTCTTTGTCCACTTCTTTGCTATCTCCGGATGATTCATCCACAGAAACTTCCTCTGTTTTTCGCTCTTGAACGGCATTTTCTTCCTTGTTTTGTACGGGAGGTTTATCTAAATTGATTTTATAAACACCATCGTCTTGTAAGCCATATTCAGACGCAACTTCCCCAGTTTCTACTGCTTGATCTAATACAGCAGCTTCTTGTTCTTGTTTAGTAGGTGCTGGACTATCGTCTGCAACAACCTTAACTTGTACTTTTTCTTGTTCTTCCATAATTTTATATAATATAATAGTTACTTATTTTTATTTAGGTGAAAATCTACTTAAATCAATACCACCTAAAACATCATTTCCTTTAGATTCAAAAGATTTTGCTGGTTTACCAGAAGATGGTGGTCCTGATACGGATTTACTAGAAACCTTTAAACTTTCTCTTTCCATAGCTCCTTGATTATTAGCTTGAGTTAATTCTTTTTGAGCTTGTAATTCTAATTGTTTTAATTGAACATTTAATTCATATTCATATTGCATTAACTCTTTTTTTGTTTGAGCTTCTACTTCTAGTTTTTTTATTTCAAATTCAATATCAGCTTGTCTATATTGTATTTTAGATTCTGTTTTAACTTGCTCTGCTTGAGCTTTAGCTTGTTCAACTACAATTTGCGCTTGACCCTGTGCTTCAGCTTGTGCTGCTGATGCCGCTTTGGCCATTTCTTGATCTTGATTTTGCTTTCTTACTCTTCTAATTTTAAGTAATTGATTAGCAAGTTTAAGATTTTTTATTTCACGTATATCAATAGCGTCTTCTAAATTAATACTATCTCTTGATAATGCAGCTTGTATGTTTGCTTCTAAAATAGCTTTTTGCTCTTCATCAGGTTCTAATTCTAAAAATATACCAAAATCATGCAAATGTAAGTTTTTCATTTCTTCTAAAGATCCTACTGAAAATTGACCTAAAGAATCAATAAAAGCTTCTTTTGTAGGATGAAACTCTAATACATCTTTAAATCTTAAACATATAGCCTCAGCTAAGGCCAATGTTATATACATACTTGATGATAATATATGTCTTGTAGCTGTATTACTGTTTGCTGCTGCTAATTTCTGTACTCCAACTAGTGAATTTGGATCAGGATCAGAACCATCTCTAGCTTCATTTAAACCAGTAATATCTCTTATCATTTGAAGATACTGATTATATGCTGCTACTAATATTTGTATTTGATTACCTTGAGTTCCAGGTAATTCTTGTATTGGCACTTTACCTGGATTAGGATCACCTTCTACAGTTAAAGATCTACCAATAATAGAACCTGTAGAAAAATACATGTTTAATGCTTCTTGAGCATTATAATTGGTTCCATTACCTAAATCAACTTCTGCAATACCATCAGCATCTATAAAAACACCTGATGGAACCATTCTTTGTATTGTTTGTTGTAGTTTTAAATGTGTTAACTGAATTAAATCAGCATAAGGCGTCATTTTAGAAACTAAAGAATTTATATTACCTTTATACATTCTTGGAGCTGATACAGTATAGTTCATTAATACTTTATTAGTATTTGAACTAGGCCTTATCATGTTTTTTGCTTTTTGCCACTTAAGTAGTATATTACTACCTAATATATAAGCTCCTTCATAAACAACCTCTCTAGCTTGTGCTACTCTTTCAAATCTTGTTCTTTTATCTTGTGGTGGGTTAAATTTATCATTTTTTAATATAGCTTTATCAGCACCAGTAGATGTTTCTTTAATTTTATAAACGTTGTTTTCCCAAGTTTTCCAATTAAAATATAATACAGTAAGTGTATTATTATTATCTATTTCGCTATTAAAATTATTATTAAACCAGTTATTATTATAATCAACCCAATTAGAACCTTTTTTAACAAATTCTGCTATTTCTTCATTTGGTAAATTTGGAAATTGTTTTTTAAGTTCGTTAAGATTTATTCTTTTAATTTCTCCAAAATAATAACAGTCTTCAAAATTAGGATCTTCAGTATAAGACCAAACTAAATTTGCGGGATCTACATAATCTAATTTTATACCATCTGTATTGTTAAACGTGTTTTTTACAGCTCCTATGCCTAATACAGCTAAATCATAATCAACGCGTTTTTTTAATTCTGGATATTTATTTGTTAGAAAAACATTATTAATAGCTTGTTCTTCAGCTATTTCTATACCTTGTTTATATGCTAATTGCATGTATAATTCAAGTTCTTCTGTATTTGTAGGCATATCATCTTGTTTGATATTTCTAGCATCAACACCTACTTCAGCTTCTATTTGTTTTAATAAAGATTGAGCATTAATATCTCTTTGAACTTTATTTACAAAATCTGTTCTTTTTCCTGTTGATATAGGATCTTGCGCAAAAGCTTTTATATCAAAAAGTCGATCTTGCATACCGTTTACAACGATATCTACAAATTTAGGAATAATAGGTACAGGTTTCCAGTCTAAATTTAAATAAGACAAATCACCGTTTATAGCAAATTCATCTTTATATTTTTTAACAGACTGCTCACCTCTAGCATATAATCTTAACCTGTGAAACTCTTCATTGGTTTGATAATACATACCGGGGTTATTATCTTTATTGAACCATTCTTGTTCAATAGCCCTTCCAACCGATAAACCATATTCAGAAGACATTTTTTCTTCATCTGAGACAGCTTGACTCGGAAATTGTGTAGGAAGTTGTCCTGTTGTTATTGCCATAGTTATTGTATTATCTTACTCATTGATCCGTCGTTTTTATATTTTGCAAAACGAAAATCTATTTTTTTTGTTGTTCTTTCCATATTAGGCCTATACATATGTTTTCTACACGCCATAATTGCAAGTCCACTACTTATGGATGCATCATGAGATGTTCTTCTTGATATATCAAAACGCGCCCAGTCTTCTAATGTTTTTTGAAAATACATATTACCATGATTTTCTTCTTTACGTCCTACATAGTCTTCTATGTAAGATTCAATAGCAGCTGCGTGTGCTTGTTTTATATCTTCAGATGTATTTGGTATACCTCCTAATTCTATTTCTGTTTTAGATAAATTACCTAAAAGTTTATCAGGTCTATTCATAGAAAAACCTCTATAACCTCTTCTTTTTAAATGATATAATAATCTTGGTTTATTATTTTCAGCAAGTATTGGCATACCGTAAAACACTAATGCCATTAATACTTCTTCAAAAAATATTTCTGCTGTTTGTGGTCGTGCTATGTATTCTAAGAAAAACTTAGTATTAGGCACATCATTTACCATAGAAAAAGTAGTTAATCCATGAAGAGCACCATTAGACCCACCACCCCCAACAGTACCGCTGATGTCATAACTATCACACCCGAAGGCTCCGAACCCATCATTACCAGGATATTTAATACCATTTTTTATGATTATATTATTTTGTATGTTATCTGGCGGTATCCATGATATTTTAAATCTACCATTTTTACTAGGAACCCATATAACTTTAGTATCTTTTATACCATTTTGCCAAGCAAAAGTTCCACGAACAACATAACCTTTAATAGCCATTTCTTCGTTAAAATCTATTTGCTCATATATTTTAGTTAAATTAAATAATGAATTAACTGTTTCATCTCTAAAAGCATGCTTTTCAGATCTTGGAAATTGTCTGTAATATTCATTTAAAGCATCACTATCTTTTTTTAATCCTTCTACTTCATTTTCCCAATGATCAATGACTCCCGTAAATATTTTTTCCCCATCAATTCCTTCAATCGGGTCTGATGGTGTATCGAAGACAGGATATCCGTATTTGTCAATAAACCCTTCGTATCCCCACTCCATAGGTATGAACAAAGAATATAGTCCACTTGTAGTCTGGCCATTGCGGTTTCTATTTGTAACATCTGAATTATAAAATAATTTTTTAAAGTTATCTCCACCTTTATTTAAAGCATTAGATGTAGATCCCATCATACATTTACCTACTACTTTGGCACCGAGCCTGAGGCACGTTTTCGTGACTCTCCAGTTGTTGAGTATATTGTCCGGCCTCTCCCATTTACCGGATTCATCATGGACGAGGAGTTGTAATTTCTCTCCATCATACGAGTTGTCTCCCGTGTTCTTCCAATCGATTGTTGTATCGAGCCCCTTCCCAAATTCCTCCTGACTATAGGTCTCTTTGATGGCGTTTCTGGTAAGTCTTCTTGACGGTATCTTATAGGATAACTCCGTCTTTGGTCGTTCCATCCCATCCTGTATTGGTTTGAAAAAAAATGGATAGTTGATTGATATGGGTACAATCTTGTCTGTAAACATCTTCTTCGCATCTGCTCCAGTTTTAGATAAGACCCCAAATCTAGAGTCCTTGGAAGTTGTTGCCAAGTTAACAGTCTCTGAGGATGCCATGAAGCTAAAGCCAGACCGTCTGTTCTTAAGGTAGCACATTCCATAAGATCTCTTATCTGCCTTGCAAGCCTCCCAGAAGTAGTAAAATATCCTGTTTGCCTGCCTAAAATCTGGTGCTCCCACGTCGATCTTTGTCCAGGATAAATAGACATAGTGCGATCCTGTAATGTAGTTCGGGGCACCGTTGCACATGAACCAATACCCATCATTACGATAATTAAACTCACTATCAATATATTGGTAGTATTTTTCTTTAATATCCTCTGGGTAAGATTGAAAATCATATATGCTTTTTATTTTATTTAAAGATTCTGGTTTATTTTTTATTCTAAAATATTGATCTGTTTGTTTTAAGTCTTCTCCATCTATTTTGTTGGGAGTTTTAGGTATTGCTACCTTAAGACCTTGTATTTCATATATATCACCTATTGTACCATCTTTACTTATTACAACACAGTCTAATTCTTCATTATATCCATATTCAAACTTCTTATGTTTATTAAGATGTTTAATTTTTTTATCAGATAAATGAGCATTGTGTATTTTATAAAGCGTTTGTTTGTACATTATTTGATTCTATTTTCAACACCTAAAAAAGTTTTAGATTCTGTATTAGATTTTTTATCAGATAACTCTTCAATTTTTTCTATAATCTTTAATGAATCTTCTATTGCAACCCATTTGGCTTGAGCTGCTGTTTTAGCTTTTTCAGGATCTAGTTCAGATAAATCAATATTTTGTTTAATAACTTTTTCAAGTTCAACTAATGCTTTTTCCGCTGCTTGTATTATTCTTTTTCTTCGGTCCATAATTAATAGTTATATGATTTGATAAAATTCTATAAAGTTTTTGACCATCAATATTAAACTCATACTCAGAGTTAGGTGTAAACCCCACCACGTCTCCTATAGACGCTCCTAATGAACTTAATTGGCTATTAGTATATACTAGTTCCCCTTTTAAATTTTCATCCGTATCAAGAGCCCATTTGTCTTTCATTTTTATAGGCGCAACAAAGCAATATCCAGGAAGTGCAATCCATTTTTTATCTTTTTTATAAGCAAAAACTTGATCCGCCGCAACAGTATATTTATCTTCATCAAGATAACTAGCTGAGTTACGCTCTTCTTGTTGTTGGTTTAACCATCTTCTAAAAACATTATGATGAACTATTATTTCATCTCCAACACTTACTTCTGTTTTTATACCAGCTGGAACACTAATAACTTTACCTATTCTGTTAACGAACATGTAATCTCTCTCTGTAATTTCTGTATTAACAACTAATTTTTTGTCATCAACATTAACTACGTTATTGTAACGATTTTCAGTAGATATAATATAATCAAAAAGTGCTTGCATTAATAATCTAAGTTATATTCAACAGATACAGCCATATTAGAATTAAAATGCTTCCAAGGTAATACCTCTTTATTTTTAGTTATAAATATTTTATAAGAACCATCTTCTTCTAATATATCTGAAATAGTATGTCCTCCATAAACTTCTTGGCCCACAGAGTAATGCATTGCTTCGTTTTTGTAGTCAGTACCTATACTGATCTTACGTATTAATTTTGCCATTTAATTTAATTTAGTATGTCCATATTGTCATAGGTGGAGCACTGTCATAGCCTATACCTACATGAACAAAATTGTTTTTTCTACTTATACCTATTCTAGTAAAACCTACTTCAATAGCTGCTTTTACTAATTTATAAGTAGCTTCGCCTCCTACGCAAGCTATATCTACAGCGGCACCATAAGTGTGCTCACCTGGACTAGACTTACGCGCCTCTATTGGATGCTGAGGTGATCTATATGTTGACGTTAATGTAATTGGATATCCATATGTTTCTCTAAGATTATCTAGCATCTCAAGAAGCTTAGGATCCATTTTGTCAAAGTTATTAAATTCAGATTCATTAAAATATTTCATTGTATTATTCTTTTGTTTTTTTTATTATCATTAATATTGTGTATCCTATTGATAACAATAAAACTACTGTCTGTAGTACTGTGTTTATTTCAGGTATTACTGAAAATATCATTGCTCCTACGTTAATTCCAAAGATTTTTAAATCTTGTTCTATCATTGTTTATGTTTATTATTTCCAAATACCTTCTCGACGCCGCGAGATCCAAAATAGCCTCCGATGACTATTGTTAATAATGAAGTAACTGATTCCAGTGAATAGCCGGCGTACCACCCTATAACATATGATATTGTTAAAAATACAAGAACCAATGGTCGGACGTTGGACGCAAGCCAGTTACCGCTTCTAGCATCTGCTACCCATCTTTTGGTTGTGCCATCAATTTCGGCTCTTTCTATTCTTAACTTTTCTAGTGCAACTTGTTTATCGCTTTCTGAAAGCTGAGAGTTACCACTAATTAGTTCTGATATTACATTTCCCGGCAATATTGCGTCGCCGACCATTCCTAGAATACTTGGTGCCTTTTCGATTAAAAACCGTCCGACACCTGTATCTTTAAAGGGTTTCTTTTTTTCACTCATTTTATTTAATTTATGCTATTGCTAAATATATATAACTATAAGATGAACCACCATCTAAATCATTACCACCACCGCTTACATTAAATCCTGTTGAAGTAAATTGAAAATCTGTTCCCGTATTACCTTCTGCATTATTTAAATTTGCATATAATTGTTCATCAGCTCCTCTTGCGGAATCATGTATAACCCAATTTCTTGTTTGATTATAACTTTTAATCATTACAAACCTTGGTTGAAATCCAACATATACAGAGGTTGTACTTGGATAAGTTGAAGTATAAGAACCTATTTTGCTATAACCTGGGATTGATTTAAAACAATAAGCAATCCATTCAACAGTTCCACCTGTCCAACGATTAGTAAAAGTTGTAGATGTTACAGATGAAAAACTATCTGCTCTTCCCGATACCGCATCAGTACCTCCATTTCTTGAAAAACTTAAATAAGCTTGCTCACCAGTAATTGAAGTGTAAATTTGCCAATCTTCTGCTGCATCAACACCTTTTAATATAATCATATCTGGTTTACCATTTAGCCCATGCCCTACATTGGTTGTGCCATTAGATGTACAACTAACTACTGAAAACCCTGCATCCTGGTTTACCGCAATGGTACCTACATCTGTACCATCAGTGTTTTGAGTTAAATAACCTGGCTGACCAAATGTTACATTACTAGATGCACCACTGTAATTACCACTTAAATCTACTGCATCTGTTTGTAATGGATAAGCTGCAATACAACCTGCACCTGCAGGATAGTTTAATGTATTATTACTTTCCACTGGTTCTGCGTAAAGAGTAGCAACACTCGCTGTACCTGTTGTAGGAAGTGTTGTATTAAAAAATCTTACTTGGTCTAAACTTCCATCTAAAACATCGCCTCCTGAATCCCATTCTCCAAACTTACCTGCAAATGTAGAGTTACTGTTACTACCAGAGAGTCCTGTTGTTTTTGTTACTGTTTTTGATACGCCATTTATATACATTGAAGTAGAAGAATCATTTCCTGTAATTACCATATTGTACCAAGTGTCAGCTACAACCTCTGATGAAAAATCTGCTTCTTGTAATGTTCTGTTTCCTGATGAACCATTTGTTTGATGGTATTGAATTTTTAATTTTTTGGTTGTAGCAAATATTATATTTGCATATCCTCTTAAATATTGAGTATTAGTTTCCGTATAAATTGTATGGTCATTATTAAAATCATTAAATTTTACCCAAAATGAAATAGTATGTCCACCTGTATTCCAATCACCAACAATATAATTACTTAAAACTATTTTACTAGTAGTTCCATTAAAGCTAGTTGATAAATTAGCTAAAGGTGCTTTCCAGTTCCATGAAACCATATCTATCCCAGCCGGATTCATATAAACAGCACTGGTTGCCCCTAAAGTAAACCCGTTTGGATCAAAACTTGTAAAATCTGTATATCCTGTAACAGCAGCAGCTGTTGTATCAGCCTCTAATACGCTACTAATCCCTCTTACAGTATCTACTAAAACATGATTTTTGTTATCATCCCTAGTTTTTACCCATACTAATCCAGGCTTAAAACCTACTGTATTTATTATGTTTGTAGTATTATTACCTGTATATATAACAGGATTAAATTGATCTAAAGCATTTATAGCTACTGGCTCACATTCAACTTCTTTGTAAAGTGTAGTTACATCTGATGCGGATAGTGCTGAGTCGTATATACGTATTTGATCAATATCTCCCTCAAACCAAGCACCACTAGAGGGTATACCATCACCGTGACCTATTAAACAATTATTAGCGTAGTAACTAATTGTTCCTGACCAACTACTGCTTGTGGTTGCAACTCCATCAATATACAAAGTAACTGAAGTATTATTTACAATTACTCCCACAATGTGATGCCAGTTTCCATCTGTAACAACTGTATTAGGCGTAACTTGTGCAGCAACAAGATCACTATTATTAACAGCTCTCCAATTTAATTTGCCACTTGGTTGTAATAATTCTAAAAAATATTCATATTCTACAGTAGCATCATTACCTTTGGAAAAAACATAACCAGTACCTGAGGTTGTTGTTTTTATCCATAAACTAAAACTTATTTCACCTGTTTTTGTTACAGAAAAATCTTGTGAAGTACCTAAAATTATTCTGCTGCTGCTACCATTAAACGCTCCAGCAAATCCAAACTTACCTTCAGTATTGAAGTTAACATTAGTAGCAGTACCATTGTAATTACCTAACTGATCTGTAGCATCTGACATTTTGTAGTATGCAATGCTATTAGGATTAGCAAGTTGATAATCTACACTAGCGCTTGTAGCTGTTGTAGTTGTTTCGTTATATAAAGCTGTGATAGCTGCTTGTGATAAATCTGAATTAAATATTCTTACTTGGTCAATTTTACCAGGAAAATATTGACTGTCTGCTAAGCCAATTTTTGTATCAATATATGTTGCAACACTTGCTTGGTTAGCTCCATATGCAGTATATGAACATTCTATTCCATTTACAAATACTTTAGCTCTTTGATTACTTATACTTCTATCTGATATTACTACTATATGATACCACGTGTTACTTACAAATGATGATGGAAGTGTTGCATCAACATAATCAAGAAGATTTATACCCGCTTGACCACCACTAAAAATCTGTATCTTAGTTGCATCGGGTTTCATTATACTAATTTCACCAACTCTAAATGCACTAGTGTTATTTGCAAAAAATCCTGTATATGCACTAGCATTATTAAAATTAACCCACATAGAAATACTATATACATTTGCTGGATTTATAGTGCTTGATGAAATTCCAATGTTAGAACTGCTACCATTAAATACAGCTGCATTACCAAACTTCCCAGTTGCATAAGTTATATTATTTGCTGTACCAGGATATGTATTGCTTGGTATAGAAGTTGTAGCGTTGTTTAACTGATATGTAGCTGTAGATGTAACTGATTGATCAGTTGTAAATAACTGGTCTGTGTCCGTTGTACACGCAATTCCAAAAGCTGATAACAGACTTTGTCCAAACATATTTTAAGCTATTTGTGATATAGTATACCAAAATTCAGTGGCACCTACACATGTAATTTGTATAAAATTTTTAGCAGCTGCAGTATCGCTATAGTCACCAGATATTTTATTAAATGTACCTGCTGATCCGCCTACTGTAAAACCTAATGTATATGAACCGCCTGCGCCGGTTACAACTATAGCTTTAGTTACACCGATCACAGGATTAGTTATATTAAGTGTAGTATTAGCATTAGGCGTTAATGTAAATACCTGAGCTGCTGTATAGCTTACATCAATTGTAGCTGCTGGTGTTAAAGCAGTAGCTGTTGTAAATTCAGTACCTACTTTAGTACTAGTAACACTAGCCGCGGCTAATTTACTAGAAGTTACATTAGCATTAACTATTTTTGATGTTGTGACTGCGTCGTCATTTAATACGTTACTTGTTACTTTTGTTAAAGCCATTTTTTATTAATTTTCTTTTATTGCTAAGTATATATAAGTATAATTTCCATTTACATCACTATTAGAAGTTAAAATTGTAAATCCTGTTGCTGTAAACTGCACGTCAACAGCACTATCTTCAGCCCAACTTCCATTCGCATATAAACGGTTTTTACCATTTGTACCTGTAGTTCTTTTATCATCTAATATAGCCCATTGACCCTGGTGACTAATTGATTTAACAAGTAAATAACTAGGTTGAAATCCTGTTGTAACAACTTTTCCACTTGCGTTTGATCCGGCATAAGAGCCCACTTTGCTATAACCCGATATTGATGTAAAACAGTAACCTATAAAAGATTGTCCATTGTCAGAAACATTACCACCGCTACCTACACTAAAAACAGTTGAAGTAGGAGCAGTACTGTTCCATTCGTCGTTAGTAGTGCTTTGACTATCACTACTATTTAATACTAATCTATATGCTGCACTAGTAAGCCCGGAAGAATAAACAGGCCAATCAGATCCTGCTGTATATTTTTTGACTATAATTAATTCAGGCGCAGCATTAAGCCCATGACCAATTGTAGCAGTATTATTATCACCTGTCCATTGAACAATACTAAATCCGGCTGCGGCATTTGCACTAACCACACTAGTTCTTGTTCCTGCTGTATTTATAGAACCTAATTCTCCAGCTTTCCAATTCCACGATACAAAGTTATAACCACCTGCACCAAAATCATGAGCAGAACTACCGTTATAACTACCGCCATTTAAAGTCCACCCATTATTATTCCAAGTTAAAGTTCCCCATGAATCTGTAGCAGCATCTGTATTATTTGAATATACATTTTTAACACCGCCGTTAACGCCATAAGGCATTAAAGAGCTAAAAAGACCATTTGACCATGTATTATTTCTTACTTTTAACCAAGAAAAATCTGCTTCAAATCCTATGCCATTAACATTTAATGGAGTACTAGATGATCCATTATAAAGTGTTGTATTAAAACTATTAGCTAAACTAGGTGTTGTTGTATTAGGGTCTGCTGCAAAAGCTAGGTAGATGTAAGTTCCTGAGACATCATTTACAGCACTATTACCGTTTGTTAATTGAAAACCATTTGATAAAAAATTTATGTTTACAGTTTCTGTAGTTTCAACATTTGCAAGGTTAGCATTTAATACTTGTTTTCTTTGGTTTACAGGACTTCTTTTATTGTCTACTATAATCCAATTGTTAGTAGAGCCTGCTGTAGTATTTTTTATTAGTAAAAAAGCAGGTTCAAAACCTGTTTGAATATTGTTTGTTATATTATTTCCAGTGTATGAGCCTACTTTGCTAAAACCTGGTTTTGATGTGAAACAATATGCTATTGTATCTCCTCCATAATATGATGGATAAGAACTCCAACTCGATCCTAAAGTAAATACAGTTGAAGTTGGTGATGTGCTATTCCATCTACCTGTATCATCACTAAATGCTCCACTTGTATTTAAAGTTCCTTCTTTTGTGTTTCCTACATCTTCCGAATAAACAAACCAATTGCTTGCAGTTAAACCTGTTTCATATACTTTTACAAACATTAATTCTGGTGCAGCATCTAATCCGTGACCTACAGTGGTTGCACTACCACTTAACCCTGTTCCATCATACTTTACAATACTAAATCCTAAAGTATTATTAACACTAACTTGACTATTAATGTCTCCATCAGTATTTGCCACAGCTGCTCCGCCGGCTTTAAAGTTCCATGATACAAATGTTGAAGATGACTTATTTACATTATTATCTGAACCTAAACTAAATCCGCCATTGGGGGAAGTATTAAATGATGTTAGCTTTGTTGTTGATGTAGCTTGTGCACTTGTTTCGTTTGAGTATAATGATTTATCTGAACCTCTAACTGAATCAAATAAGTTGTGCCACTCTGTGCCACTTCTTTCTTTTATCCATGTAAAATCTGGCTTAAATCCAGTGGTTATAGATTGAGTTCCACCATTACCAGTATATAAAACAGTGTTTAAATGATTGCTAGGAGCATCGTTTTGAACTGTTATACTAAAAGATCTTGATGAACTAGTTTGATTTTCATCATCTGTAGCTGTAATGCTAAATGTTGTTGTTGTATCTGATGACACTGTAGGCGCTGTACCTGTTATAGCTCCTGTAGCTGTTGCTAAAGATAAACCTGTTGGTAAAGTACCTGTGGTTACCGCATACTCTATAGTATCACTGCCTTCTGTAGCTGTTACTTGAAAAGAAGCAGAAGCTCCCTCTGTTACAGAACCTAAACTACCTGAAGCTGTTGACCACACGGGTATGCCGCTATATTGTATAAAATTTGCTTGTGAAGCAGTACCTCCATCTGGATTTGTTACAGCTACAGTATATTGACCAGCTGCTTTAGCTGGAGTTGTAATTGTAATTTGATTAGCAGAATTAAAAGCTGTAACTGCTGATGTACCACCCACAGTACAAGTAATACCTGAAGCAAATAATGTACCATTAATAATAACACTTTCACCTCCTGCGGGATCTGCTGCTGTTTGAGTTCCTGGATAATCAATAGATGTTATTGTAGGATCTTGTATAGGAGCAGCCCAAGACATACCACCTGCGCCATCAGTCTTTAAAAACTGACCATCTGTACCATTATCTGATACGCCATAAAATTGTGCTGCCTTAGGTTTAGTTTGAGCCATTTATTCTGTTATTAAATCCCAACTGGTTGTTTCTTCGTTCCAAACATATCTTTCTCCATCGTCTGGATACTCAACCGGTGCTTGCCATAAACATGATGTTTCATCTAGCGTCCAACTATCATATGGTTTAGGTGGAATAAAAGCATCACGAGCATAGTCATAAGTATATCCTATACCTGCATAATTTTTTCTATATGGAGTACCATCACCTGAGTGTACACCACCACTTGTATTGTAAGAAGTTCTTTTACAAACTTGTTTTCTTACATCTTGGTATTCTAGTTCCCAGTTTGTATTTGTATCGCCTTCGTCTCTACCTACTATTACTTCGGTTACTACGTTAGCCATATCTAAAAATGCGTAATGTGCCATATTGTTAGTTAAATTGTATATTTCCTGTTCCAGCGTTTGTAAAGGTTGTTATTTTATCTGAACCTGATGTAATAGTTGTCCCAGATAATCCACTTATAGTGAATGCGTTTGAGTAACGTAATATAACTACTCCAGAACCTCCAGTAGCACCTCCTCTAATATTATCAGCTCCACTTCCACCGCCCCCACCGGCGCCTCCGCCAGTATTAGCTACACCATTATTTGATGATGCAATAGGCCCAGTATTTATACCTGTTCCTCCACCACCTTGACCACCAGCACCAACTTGAATAGCAGAATATGAACCACCACCACCACCACCGGCGTAGAATGTAGCTGTACCTATTATAGAGTTTGATAATCCATCACCTCCGTCAAAGCCTCCTCCGCTTGTTGCAGAAGTTCCAACGGCGCCAGCACCACCACCACCACCAGCACTATCACCTTGACCAGAAGCGGAAGTACCACCGCTATATCCTTGTGTTGGAGATACCGCCGCACCACCAGCTATAGCAGAAGAGCCACCTCTTGATCCTCCACCACCAGAACCACCATCTCTACCAAGTTGTATATCCGGAGTTTGACCACTTATACCTGTACCTCCACCACCACCACCTGTAGAGGTAATAGTAGCAAAAACAGAATTACTTCCATCCCCACCTTGAGAATAAGGAGCTGGGGTAGCCACAGTTCCTCCAGCACCTACTGTAAGAGTATAATTTGTTGCTGTTAATAACGATAATGCAGTTTCAGCTGAACCTCCACCTCCTGTAGTACTGCCATATGAAGTTCTATATCCTCCGGCACCTCCACCTCCACCTTCATTACTTCCACCGGAACCGCCCCCAGCCACTACTAAGTAATTAATTGTTAAAGGAGTGGTTTCTATTGCTATATTATCAGCAGTCCAACCTTTTGTTACATCTTGATAAACTAAATTTATAGTAGAATTATTAGTACTATTTTTATAATCATCTGTGGAGCCTTGAATTTTTTCTGATCCATTAGCCGAAAAAATAACTTTATTAGTAGCAAATGTCCCTGCATAGTCTTGTATAATAACTTCGTTGCCTGCAGTTCCTGCTGGTAAACTAATTGTTATTTCAGCTGATGTAGTATTAACAAAATAACCTTTCCCAGCTACTGCTGTAAAATTACTTGTCTGGATAGTTGATACCCATTCAGTACCAAAAGTTCCGTCTATTAAGTTCTTTGTTAATTTTGTTAATGCCATTAGCTAAATGTTATATTACCTGTTCCTCCTGTAAATACTGATACTTTTTCTGTTCCTTCTGTAAAAGGTGAACCAGTTGCTTCAACAATACCACCTGGAACATTAGCAGTATATAAACTTGGATACCTTAATATAACTACTCCAGACCCACCATTTTCTGCTGGGAAAGCTTTATTACTTAAAGATCCCGCACCTCCACCTGTGTTTATAGCCGCTACTCCATATCCTTGAGCTGTATAATAACTACCACCATTACCACCGCCTCCTAAAGATGTATTTACATTTCCACTACCTCCTAAACTACCTGAAGCTCCTCCTGAAGCATAATAAACATCACTTCCAGAAACTTCACCAACAGAAGCAGTTGCAGCATTAGTAGCGTTTAATATATTTACTACTAAACCTAAACCACCTGGAGCGGTACCAGAAGATGCGGCTCCACCAGCACCACCTCCTGATGTACTATAATCATTTCCAGCTGCAGGTAAAGGACCTCCGCCAAAACCTTGAACTACAGGTGTTGAAACAGCACTACCAGGATTTAAAGTTGCAACAGCAGAATGACCACCACCACCACCACCAGAACCACCATCTGATCCGGGAGCTGGATTTTGACTTGCATTTTGACTGTTTATAGCACCTTTACCACCCCCAGTAGATGTTATATTTGAAAATATAGAATTATTACCATTAGCAGCTCCACCCGCTCCTACGGTAATTGAATAACTTGTTCCAATAACAACCTCTGGAGCTGACTCCATACTACCTCCACTAATTGTTATAGGAGATATAGTTCCATAGCTTGTTCTTAAACCACCAGCACCACCTCCACCATTTGCTGAACCATTGTTACCACCACCAGGACTACTTCCCCCAGCTGCAACAACTAAAAAATGTAATAAAGGTGGAACGTTTGTAATTATATTATCAGCAGTCCATCCTTGAGTAGCATCTTGATATAATAAATATACCGTAGCATCTTTAGTTACACATTTGTAATCATCAGTATCACCTTGTATTTTTTCTGACCCATTTGAACTTATAATTAGTTTATTAGTATTAAATGTGCCAGCATAGTCTTGTATTCCAATTATATTACCTGGAACACCTGCTGGTAAATTTATTGTAATTTGTCCAGAAGTTGTATTAACTATATAACCTTTACCTGGATTAGCTGAAAAAGTAGCTGTTTGTATTGTTGTATCCCAATCAATACCAGGAGCTAAAGTGTTAGCTATAGTAAAATTATTAGGTGAATTAGTTGTTACATTAATTCCAGTACCACCTGTTAAAGTTGCAGGAGCTAATGTACCACCTGAATTTAAAAATCCTACAGATCTTATTTCTATTATAACACCACTAGGTGGTGCTGTAGCAAAAGTAACTGTATTAGCAGATAATGTAAGAGTACTTACGTTTTGATATAAACCATTTAAATATACTTCAATAGCATTTAAATCTACTGGTGTTATACCAAGAGCATAATCAGTTGTTGATCCATCCCCTGTAAAAGTATCTGTATATAAAGCATTAGTCGATGCTGATATAGCACCTAATACCATTACCTCTATATTATAACCGCTTTGAGGTGCTGTTGCAAAAGTTAGCGTTGATCCAGATATCCCATATGTACTTTTATCTTGGTATATACCTTCTAAAAACACAAAGGTCATATTCTCTTCGTTAACAGTTGTATTTAAAGTAAATGCTGTTTGAGAACCTGTACCTGTAAAGTTATTCTTATTAAATCCACTTAAAGCTAAAGCTTTTACATGAACTATTTCTATATTAGCACCGTTTGGTGGCGCTGTTGTAAATGATACTACATTACCTGTAGTTTGATATGTTAACTTAGACTGATAAACACCACTTACAAATACTGATGTAGCATTTTCATTTATAATAGAAAGTGTTGTAGAAAAATCAGTTTGTGTTCCGTCACCAACAAATTCATCCACCTCAACAACACCATCTACTGCAACATAATGCATTATTTCAATAGCAGTTCCTGTTGGAGGTGCTGTTCCGAATGTTACTGTAACTCCTGTTGCTGTGAAAGTATCTTTATCTTGATAAACACCATCTAAGTATATTTGTATATCATTTTCTGATACTACTGTAGACGAAACACCATATGCAACTGTTGAACCATCACCCGTATAATTATTTCTTTCTATTGTTACAGTTCCACCACCGCCTCCTGTAGAAGCAATTGTTAGTGTGTCTGTTGCGGCATCTGTAGTTAGACTGATGTTATTACCAGCGGCTACGGTTAATGTATCTGTAGGACCATCAGCTACAATGCTTGATTGTCCTGATACTGCAAATGTTTTAAATGCTTCAGTAACTGTACCAC